TGAATTTTGCGCTCTTGCGCAATGGCTTCGGCTGCCACATACGTGGCCATGTCCTTGGAATAGGTCTTCCAGTCGAACTGACCATTGACTTGATACTTCGGATCGGTCTCCGAAGGCTCTTTGAGCTCGGGTTCTGGCTCTTTCTTGGGAACCTGAGCCTCAAGGGCCTTCAATCGCTCGAGCGCTTCCTCCGCGCGCTTCTCCGCGAGCTTGCGCTCGTTGAACTGCTGCTCGGCGAAACGCTCGTTTTCCTCAGCCAGCTCCTGCGCTTCCTTCATCGCGCGGTGTTTCTTGTTGAATTTCTCCTCCGCCTTGCGCCCGAGGATGCGCCGCTCCTCTTCCGTGAAGTCTTCCCAGCCCTCGTTGGTCTTTTCGGGCTCGGCCTTCGCTTCTGGCTCGGTTTTGGCCTCGGGAGCGGCTTTTTCGGGCTCTTTCGCACCCAGATCAATCGTCGGGGGATCCTTCTTCACCTCGGCAACGGGCGCCTCAGCAGCCCCGTTGGTCTTGGGCTTGTGGTCCGGAACGTGTGTGACGGTCCCGCTCTGGACGAATTCGGTGAGGCCCTGCGAGGTGACGACTTTACCCATGTGTTACTTCTTGGCCACCAGTGTGGCGATGAGGTCTTGTGCGGCCTCTTTGTAGAACGTGACGGAGAATCCCACCCGATCCTGACTCTTGGACAGCAGATCCGGGTGCAGCGTATGGCCCCACGTAGCATCGAAGTCGCAACTGTAGCCCGCGGGGTTCCACTCGATGTCATTGTCCGGCGCATTGGCCGCGCGCCAGGTCTTGGACAGGTAGAAATAGAGCATTTCCGACACCGGCGGCCACTGGTGCGTGAAATCGCCATACGCCCGGTTGGAACACCAGTGCGGGGTGATGATTGTCGCCTTGCCGCCGGGAACCAATACCCGGTGCATTTCGTTGAAGATACGAACGCGCTCGGGACCTGTGAAATGCTCCAGCACGTGCGACATGTGAATCTCTTCCACGCTATCGTTTTCCCACGGCCACACGCCCAAAAGGTCGGTGACGACATCCACGCCCTCGAAGGCGCGGCGATCGACACCCAGGAAACCGGGTTTCTTGTTCTTGCCGCAACCCAGATCGAGCTTGATCGGCTGCACTTCTTCAGCGACTGCGTTCATTCACCACACCATGTCTTTCGGCCCGAAGGAGCCGTCGTAATCGAGATGTCCCACCTTCACGCTGCAGTCGATCCCGCAGCGATAGCCGTACTTCCTCGCATCGGTCCAGAACGTCAGGTCCTGCGTGCCAACCCCCTGCCCATCCTTGCCGGTGTAGGTCTTGAACCAGGGTTTGGCGAGCCGCTCATCCTTGAATAGGCTCATCCGCCAGAGGTTGAACCCCATGCCCGTGCCTTGGCACTCCACCAAGCCCCCCGTGGGGTCCGGCAGCTGCGGGCGATAGTTTGGGAGCGGGTCCTTCACATCGCCCCATATCTGCGGAACACCGTTCTCACCCTTGGTGAAATACAGCCCCCCGATACAGGACATTTCCGGGTGTTGCTCCATGCGTTCGATGAGCCGGATTACCCCATCGGGGGGCGGTAGATTGTCATGCTCGATGGTGAGGATGTATTCCCAACTCCCTAATGTCGGGTCCTGCAGGATCATGGCGATAGCATTCGAATAGGCTTCACCCACTTCCATGCCTTGCGCGAGAACCCGCACGATGCCGTTATTAGGTGGAAACGCCAAGTTGCAATGCGTTAGATAGGCTTTCGGCGGAATTGAATCACCAGCCGGAATAACCAATACAATGCGTTGCCGCTTCCAGCTTCCGCCCTTCAGCAGGCGCGCACGGGAGACCTCGAGGTCTGCGTTATGCGCGCCTGAGAAATCGGTCACGAGTTGGGGTTTGAGTTTGCTCAATCAGTAGTTCCTGAAGACATAGGCGAATTGGGCCGCAGACTGATTCGCACCGGTCTGGTTGATCGCGGTGGTGGGAATGCTCACCGGCAGACCTGTACCGGCGGAGCTCCAGATGCCCTGCGCACCATAGAGACCGCTGTTGGCGGTAGTCGCGGCGGTGAACTCGGCGTAATTGGTCGCGGACTGGTTGCTGTTCCAGCCCATGACCGAGAGCGTATTGCCGAGATTGGTCGTCGCGGTGCCCACACTCGAGCTGTTCGTCGAGAAAACAAACGCGACGAAGTACTCACCCGGAGTCATGCTGACGTTCATCGGGACCGACACGGGGCGGATCGCCGCTGCCGTCAACTGGCTGTTGCCGGAGTTGTTCGATGCCCACGTGTAGGTCGTCTGGGTCGAGCCGGAGGACAGCGAGACGAGAGCGGAACTGGCGGTGTTGTTCGAGTACACCGCACCGTAGGCTGAGATGACCACCGCGGCTGTGGCGGCTGTAGCGGCTGTGGCGGCTGCCCAGTTCACCAGGAGGTCCATGCGGCTTGCGGTGACCGGCCACTGACAGTCGAGGTACTGGATCGAAAGCGAGCCCTGACCCGGGGCGGTGAGATTGGTCATGCCGGTCTGACTGAGCAGACGGGGAATCGCGCCGCCACTCTGGGGGACGCCGAGTACGGCCCAGGCACCCGTCGCAGTGACGTAGCACATGCCCTGGTCGGACGTGTAGGCGAGGAAGCCCGGAGCGAAACCGGCAGCGGAGGGAAGTGTCGCGAAGGTGTAGGCGGTGCTCGAGCCGGACTCGACGATGCTCGCCTGAATGCTGTTGGGGGTCGAAGCGGATGCCGGCCCCGGATTAACGGTGGTCATTACAAACTCCTGAAAGGGGGTGATGAATCATGCTGAGCCGTTGGGCCGTTTCTCGGCTTTCTCAGCCGCTTTAGCTGTAGCCGCGGCGAGTTCTTTCTCGTGTTCGCGGTCCTTATTGCTATCGATCAGCTTCGCCCCCGCATTGATCTCCGCCACGTCGCGTGCGGTAACGCTCCTGACGTGCGTATCGAATCGGTCGGTATCAGCCCGCACCTGGGTGTCATGCACTTTGGTCGCGGACTGCTTGTCAATCTTCTCGCGCTCGACCTGCATCCAACCGGCTTCGATCGAGCCTTTGTATTTGAGCTCAAGCGCCTGGTGTTGGATGAGATCCTTGGCCTGCTTCAGTTGGGCCTGCAGCGCCATGACGATGCCCTGAGCCTCTTTGGGCAACGCCTGGATCGCTTTTTCCATGCCCTGCTCATTGGTGGGCAGCAGTCGGTCGGCCAGGTCATCCGCACCCGCGAAGTCCATGTTGCGCACGATGATGTCGGCGCCGGTCTTCACGATCGGTTCGGCGAGAGGTGTCTTGAGCAGGTCGATGACCGCTTCCTGACCTTCCTGGCGCTTGGTCTCGTAGCCGGGGCCCGTATCCATCACGACGTCATAACGGCCCATCTTGAGGTTGTTTTTGACCTCGGTGATGGCCTTCGTCTGTGGATCCATGACCTGCTGGTTGATCTGCACCATCTGCGGGACGCCGTCCTCGCCGATGATCCGCTGCATCCGCTGGGTCGAGTAGTAGTGCGGGATCAGGTCGAGCAGGATCTCGCCCGTGTGGGCGATCGCCATCGTCTGGTTGTCGTAGTACTGGAAGTGGCTGCGATCCGTTGAGGCCTGACGCTCACGGAGCGCTTTGCCCGAGACCACCGTGCCGGGCGTATCGGCGCGGGGCTCATGGGGCATCCCAGCTAGCATCATCAGGTCCTGTAGAGCACCCTGACGAGCATTCACTACGCCAGCCGGGATCTGTACGGCTTCCTGCCGTTGCGGAGGCGGCAAGGGAGGGGAATTCGGGTCGTCCGGGTTGCTATGGACGACGCTGTACACCAACGCGCTGTACGCCTTCTGGTTGGCGTCCTTCCACTCGGGATGACCATCCAACTGGCCTTCGGCCGCGATGAAGGGGGCCCTGGGGGCGAGTGCGACCAATTCGGTCTCGCACGTCGCCCAGTAGTTCAACATGCGGTTGGTGTCTTTGAGGTCGCGCACCATCCCACGTCGACGGATCTGGCCATTCAGGTCCAGTACGTTGCCTTCACATCGAACGAGCGGAATCCAATAGCCTGGGAGGGGGCCGTGATCATCCTTGCCGCCCCACTGGCGCTTGTCGACCACCTCGGTACCGTTCAGGCGATACCACTCGATCACCCGGCGATGGCTCTGGCGGGTAATGGGATTACCCACCGCGTCCAGAGCTACCAAGATACCGGCATTACCTAACGCATCCCGCAGACGGTTGTAATCCCGCTCGAACAGCGTTGTTCCATCCGTCATCTGGTAGAGCTTCTCGGGGATCTTGCGCACCCGGTAATACTCAGCCAGCCGTACCTTGGTCTTGCTCTCCCAGAGCTTGCCGGTGTCGCCGATGGATCCACCGCGGAACTCGACGTTCTTGGCCTTCGGGTACTTGCGCTTGTACTTCTGCCGGCTCATCTCCTCCGTGATGATGGCCCACTCCCTGTCAGCGCCTGTGGGGAGCTGCGCGTAGGGATCGTCGTAGACCGAGAAGGAGTTGCGGATCGCCCGGATCTTCAGCTCCTGGTCGAAGCTGTCGGGGCTCACATACTCCCCGAGAATGCGCCAGTAGCCCCATCCGATCTTGACCGCGCTCTCACCGCCGGTGTCATAGGCGTGTGAGGCTTTGGAGAGGTTCTCGATATGCCGGATGAGGCCGGAGACGACCTTGGCATCCTCCACCCGCGCGCCCTCCCCTACGGGGTGCACTTTGATGCGCGGGCGCTGCTGACGCATGTTGTTGCAGACCTCGCGCACACAGCGGCGGGTCATGTTGATGGTCAGCGTGGGACGCTTCTGGATCTTGCGCAGGTTGTAGAGGTCGTCCGGCCACTGTTGGCCGTCCTCGAACTCGAGGTCCTCCACGGCGAGGGAATTGTTCTCGCCGTTCGCCTCCATCGAGATGCGCAGTCGCTCATCCGCCTCGAGAAAGATTTCCTCGTCGGTGACGGCGGGAGAGTCGTCGAAGGCTTGGGGGATTTGTGGCACGGCTGGAGCGCGACTGTATCACCACAACTCCAATACCGCCAAGATATACATAGATTGTTTCAACTGTGATATGTCAAGAACGATCTTGTTTCACGTGGAGCTACTCCATCCAGGAGAGCCCATCCGCGCGGGGACGGGTACCGTATTCAGGATCGACCAGGCGCTTGACCGGCTTCGTGATCGCATACCGTCGCATCATGTAGGCATATCGACTGGCCGAGAGCAGGTCGTCATTGAGCTTCACGATCAGCCCTTCCTTGCGGTGGTAGAGCTCGAACTCCTCGAACCAGTCGGTGAGATGCGCAAAGACCTTCCAACGCCCGGTCTCCATGCGCTCGTACATGTCCGTAATGCCCGCCTCGACGCCGTTGGTGCCGTCCTCGAACTGGGCGTGCTGGAAGAGCATCTTGAGGCCGTGCTTCTTGTAGATGGCCTGGAGTTGCTGCTGATCCTGCGCGTCGAACTTGCCGCCGGACTGCTTGCCGTCATGGGGCCATGCCCAGGGGAGCCAGTCGGCCCAGGGTTTGACCGCGGCAGCCACTTCCATGGGCGGCTTCATTCTGGCCCGGTAGGCTGAGGTTACGTAGATGCAATCCGCATCACGATCCCAGGCGAGGCGCACAGCACCAGTTGGATGGTCCCACCCGAAGTCGAGGCCGCCCACCTGCACCCAGTGGTCAGGAATCGGAAATGAGGCGCAGGCCACCTGACCTCGCTCGAAAGGAAAGACACGTCCTGATCCAAGTTGGGGGATTCCTTGAGTTCGGGCTTTGCGTTCATGTTCGGGGTAACTCGCAATGATGGCTTCGCGCTGGGCCTCGGTGTAGTGCTCGGCGTCGTGGATGGTCATCATGGTCAGGTGCGTGCCAGCGACCTTCTCGAGATAGAACCGGCGCACGACGCTTGAGACGCCCTCGAGCGGAGTCATGGTCACCATCACCGGACCGAGTGTCGTATTCGTGCGGGTCAAGCACTCGAAGTAGACATCCTCGGGCGGTTCCTCATCGAGCCACGCGCCATCCAATGTCTCCGCCTGCCATTTGCTGCGGCCCTGGTCGTAACTCTGGAGCTGGACTGAGGATTGGCCGCCTGAGTCGTGCTTGACGAGAATGGACGCTACAGCGTCGGGGACTCCCTGACGGGGAGAGGTATCGAGTACGCAATCCTTGGGGATAGCTCCGGTGCCCCATAAAGACTCATTCTCAGGAGGTCCCAAAAGTAGTCGTTGCACACCCTTTCTAGTGAGCTCTGCAGATTCGGAACCGGCGATCCAGCGTACAGGATGATTGAATCGCTTCCCGGTAAACCATGCGGGATAGCGTCCCGTAAGATGCATGGCAAGTTCCATGGAGGCCGCAAGGGTTTTACCCAGCTGATTGCCCGCCATGAGCATGCGCTCACGCTCCAGAGCGTTGTGCCATTCGCGCTGCTTGGCATACGGACGGTAGTCCTTGAGCCTATTGAAGCTCCGACGACGCTCCCACTCCTTTTCCAGCTTGGTCAGCAAGTCGGCTTCGGAGTAAGGCGATGCCGGCAAGGAGTTCTGCATCGGTGAGATCGTCTAAGGGTTGGGACTGCTCGACCTGTTTGGGCATCAACGCTGCGATCGCCTTCACGTAGCCCATCGGGTCTTTCTCGCGGGCCTCGACTATCGCCTTCTTGCCGTGCTGGTCGAAATCATCGGCCAATGCGTTCAGGAAGGCACCCTGCAGGCGATTGCGGGCTCCCTTGGG